CTTTCGCCAATATTGCACACCAGAAGTATAAATCTCCGTCCACCATGCTGGATTTCAATTTATTGACCCGGTCACACACCAACCGGACGTTCTCAGGTAGGTAACCCCGTTCTGGGTCGATTCTGTCAATGGATATGTTTGTCCCGCGCCGTGAGCCGTGGTTCGAGGCTAGTCCTTCGTGCATCCATGTCATGGGCAATTTAGACAAAGCGCAGAGTCCATTTTGGTGTTTAAACAAATCGTATAAAAAATCGGAATCAACGTCGTCACTTAGCTCTATGTTGTATTTTTTGGCGCGTTGGCGCATGTCGTGGTGTCTGGCGGCGACGTAGTTACGAGGATTTTTGTAGATACTGTTTATTTGGCGGTCGCGGCAGCAATCGTTACAAAGTGCTTTACCGCGCTGGTATTTACCGGTTTGGTGAAAACGTTTGCCGAATTCTTTTTTTGGTTTTCTTTTCTTGCACTCTCTGCAAGTAAGCCGATCCAACCGCCTGCCCCCACATGCGATTAATCTTAGGGGCTATGTATACTAGATAACGGTCAAGCAAGCAAGGCGATGATCAGGAAGATCACAAACATTATTGCATATTGCTTCCAGCCGCCTAGTTCTTTTTTCGGCTCGCTAATCTTCCACAGTTTCTTCATCTTTTGGCCTGTAATAAACAACGTGTGCGCCACACTCGGCGCAGGTCAGGTTTGAGGACATGTCAAAATGATCGTCTTCTTCAGACAGGTCGTGGTCGCCTCCCCAGATAAGTTCTCCCCCGCACCACCAGCATATAGCTCGGTTCATTACAGTTTCTCCGTGGGTTGAAGTTTACTCCATTGTGAGCAAGGCTCCGTGGCCCGTGACCCGTGTAACGTACAACGCCACTTGCGTTTGCCTGTCGGCTTACTGTGGCGACAAGTTATACACTCAACGGCAATCGGTGGTGGTTGGATACCGTTGGGCCAGCAGTGTGGTCGGTAGTTACAATACCGGCATTCAAAGCAGTCAGGGGTATCTGCAATGCGGGCGGCGGACGAGCCACGGACCACGGATACTGATTTACGCAGAAGGTCTTTGTAACGCGGCGCGTTAAACGCCACGTGTTCTGTGTGATACGCGGATGTGTTTTTGTTGTAGGCAACCATCCACGCAGAAGAAAAACCGGAGAGCCCCATAAGCAGTTGCATCTGATCGTAGTAGATGGGGTGGCTCCGGGCGATTCCTTGATTTTTAAAGCTGTTCCATTTCTTATCGTTCATGGATTTAATTTCAAGGATTTTAGGGCTTTCTTTTGCCCCGGTGTAAACAACGCCGTCAGCGTGGCCTCGCACATGACCGCCGAGGGCGGTGTAGGTCCACTGTTTGCCGGTCTTTGGATTTACTTCAGAAACAGCCACCCCGGCGGACTTTAGGTCTTCGACAACAACATCCTCCAAATGGTGGCCAAGGTTAAAGATGCGTATGACGGCGGGCGGGGGGTTGCTCTGGGGATAACCCCGAAGGCTATATTGCAAGAAGGCGTGACATGGGTTGCCCACGTTACTTGCTCCAATGTAGCAACGCCTTTCGTTTTTGTATGCCTTGGCTGTGCCGAGGTCAATTGCATTTATCAGATCCATGTCTGATACCATAACATATATAAAGGATAGTGGCAAAAAAAGCCCCGCATTGCGCGGGGCTCGGGTTTAATGTTGTTCACTTTGGGAGAAAACTACAAACCCTAATTACTTTTAGGAGTAATCGCATGGTTCCATCAAACCACGCACTATTCATAATACCCGACAGGTTTCACCACTTCAAGAACTTCTATCGTTGCTTCATCTGCCGGTACAACCGAAAGATCGCTTTGTAAAGCAACCGGTTTGTTTAACCGGTCGGCAGTCTGGTGCGCGGCTTGTATGGCGATCTTCACGTCTTCCGACGCTAATCCAAACCACCATTTGCCAGTTCTTTGATCAAACGATCCAGAAACCATCGGGCTTTCCTTAAATCCTCTATCGGAGCGTTTTTATGCTCGTACCGCCAAAGGTATTTCATTGAAGACGCTTTGAGGTACGCCTGAAACCCCTCCGAGGTCAAGCTGGCTTTAATCGCGTCAATGCACTCAATCCCACCTTGGTTATAGTGGGCAGGACAATTAACGTTATCTGACTTCTCGGGCATCTTTTTCTCTATCCGCTTCTATTTTGGATTTGAGGAATTCATGCCATACGTGCAGTTTGTCAAAATCAGCGCGGTCAACGTTGCCCTTTTCATAGCTGTCTTCCAGCTTTTTCAAAGCTTTGCTGAATTCGTTCTGCATTGTTGTAAATTGACTCATATTGAAAAGCTTTTTGACGTAAGGTCTACGCCGTTCTCCTTCTTAAATGAATCCACTTGTTCGGCAATATACTCCTGATCTCGGTTGGAAAGATTTTCTTGTTTCCAGCCTTCATGTATATACCGAAGTTGTCCACTAATTGTACGCCCTTCTACCCGCGCAATCACCACCAACTCCTCATAAACATCGCGAGGAAGTAGCACAGATTTCCATTTGGTCGTGTCCATTACACGTCTCCTACGTTAGGTATGGGAAAGTATACGCAGGGTCGTAGCATCAATCAACCTTCGGAAAAACCACGGAATGTCGATCTTCATATAGCTCGGTCATGTCCGCGATGACATCTTGAATTACGTCAAGTTCACAAACATCTTCTAAAAGACAATACCAACGCTCATTCAGCACAACAAAGCCTTCCCCGTTATGCAGGTCGTAATAAATGTGGCCCACCTTGGCCGCAGTCTTTACCGCGTCACTCATGATTGTTCCTCACATTCGCCCCAGCTAGGGCCAATCTCAACATCACACTTGTTTGGAACCTGTAGCGGTACAGCCTGTTCCATAATCTCAGCCAACTCTTTAGCTTGCTCAGGCCCGGTAACCGAAAAAGCCAGTTCATCGTGAACTTGGAGCATGGGAGTGAAACCGGCCTCACACACGTTGACCATTGCTTGCTTAGTCATGTCTGCCGCAGAGGCTTGAATCAACCGGTTCAGGGCCTTGTAAGTGTACGCCCGCCGAAGTCTGGTCGTTGGTCCGTGGGTCGCGATTGCTTCTTCGCGAGTCATGGCCTTATGCATTTCAAACGTGTCTGGTTCCCAGAGGTCGAACCGACACTTACGGCCCCGAAGAGATCGTAAGCTGCCCGAGGACCGTGGGTCGTCAAGCTTGCGCTGTACGCCTTTCATCAAGCCTTTCACAAACGGGACGCGCTTGTGGTATTGCTGAGTGAGGGCTTTTGCTTCATCCACCGTAAGGTCTAGTTGATCTGACAATTTATTGACACCCATGCCGTACATCATGCCGAGGTTGATCACCTTAGCTTGTTTACGGGGGATGTTAGCCATCTCACTGACCATGCTGTGAAAGTCCATGTCCGGGTTGTTCCGATAGCCCTCTACGAAGCTTTCTACGCCCTCCATGGGCATGTTTTTGTAGTCGCCATAATTCTTTGCGAAGTGGACCAAGATCCGTGGTTCTTGTTGCGAGAAGTCTATTGCCGCCCACTGCTCTCCTTCTTCGGGTAAAAACAGCGAGCGAATCATGGGACCTAACACGGGGTCGCGGGCCGGGATCTGTTGTAAGTTAGGCGAGTTCATGGAGATGCGGCCCGACACTGTTCCGCCATCATCGGAGCGTAATTGGTTAATGTGGCTGTGGATGCGCCCATCGTGGACATACTTCAATATGCCGTCGATAAAAGAGCCGCTGGTCTTGTTGAGGTTTCGTGCCTCCACGATCAGCTTCGGTAGCTCATGCGAGTGTTCTGCCAAGAAGCTTTTGGTAAAGCTGGGCGCACCTTTCTCGGTTTGTGGATAAGCCAGCCCTAAACCATCAAACGCTTTAGCTATAGACTGCGCGGCCCATATCTCTACGTTTTGCCCGGTCATACTCTTTATCTGCTTGAGAACTTCTTTTTCCCGCTTGAGGATGATCTGCTTTGTTTTTTCAGCCCGATCCAAGTCTACGCGGATACCCCGCATCGTCATGTCTACCAGATTAGGTAACAAGGCAATTTCT